ATTCGATTATAAACAAATTTACAAATGGCAGGTAAAGCGAGTTGGTTAGCATAATCAGCTTTATTCATAGCTCCCATCAAATCATTGGTCAAAACACTATAAAGAAAACCGCCAGTTGGAATTCGATCTTGAACATATCGTTCCAAAGCACCCATTGTAAGTTCTGGAATTACATCATATTCACTCATTTATTTTCTCCTTAAAATCAAAAATTCAATTTCCACCGTTTTTCTAGCCATTTACTGGTCCTTTTTGTTTTCTTGCACGAATTTCTTTAGATATGGCATCGTGTTTTGACCAGACAGAAAAATCATCAGAATACATGTAGTAGGGATCAAAACTCTTCTCAAGTTCTTCAAGAGTGTAATCGCACAATTCTCTTTTTTCTTCCATTATGCAGCCTCGTTCATGAGATATCCGTAAGGGAGGTTGTAGACGAATTCAATATATTCCACGTCCGGATCTTCTTCGGCGTCCATCAGAAAACGGACAGCAGATGAGCGGTCGCAAGAACAAATAGCCCGAGTGGATTTTATCAATTCCTCGAAATCAGCCACGTTGCTGAGCTGAGCTTGCTTATTGCGAATGAAAGTAGCCTCAGCTTCAGTGTGAAGATCGGCGAGAAAGGAACGGAGATCTTCAACAGATTTTCCGTTAAGAACAGAACGGGGGCGAAAACCGTGGATGTCCTTGTAGACATCAGAAATCTCGGTTAACAGTTGTTCCTCTTCAGTTAATTGGTCCCAAGTTCTAAATTCCATAAATCTTCTCCTTTGATTAATTGATATGTTATTCTATCAAAAATCAAAGGAGAAGTAAAGGATAAAAAGGGAATTATAAGTTTAAAACATCGGATTTTCCTGCTTTAAAATCTTCTAGCTCGTCTAGCTTGTCAAAATTCATGTTCCGATATTCTTTCGGATGTTGCGCGTACATATGAAGGATAAACATTCTTTTATTTTCAAGATCTACTTCGCAGATTGGACAAATGAATGTTCTTACTATAAAACTAGAAACGAATCCTTCTTTTCGTTCATCATCTATAAAACCCATTTTCACTCTCCTTTAACATTCTGAATAATCACAGCCAGAACATTTAACGCATCCTTCGATAAAGATCATCTTCTCATCACAGATTGGGCATTTTTTCCCGTTCTCCATTTCAAAAATATACTTCATGAGAAGTTTCTTCAACCTTGTCACCAACGAAGAAATTGGAATATCTAGCTGATCCAATACTTTCACGATTAGTTCAATCTTAACATTATGTCTAAGCAAAAGACTAATTGTTCGGGCGATCTTATTAACGTTGTTTTGACCTGAACATTTTTTATCGTTGTCCTCGATCATTTCTAAAGAGATACCTTCATTTTCAGCCAACTCAGTTAATGCTTCCATTGTGCCGTAAGCAACAACTTCAGACTCTCTGTGATTGGTTGAAACGAAAATAGCAAATGGTCGTTCCATTTTCTTGTCTTTAAATGCTAGAGACACATACCATTTTTTACCCTCAGAAGTGATTTTATGTCCAAGCATTGGATATGTAGAAGGTAGATCGACCTGATGTGGAACTACAGTTCCTTTTTCATGTTCTTTCCATTCTTCGAAGAAATCACGTTGTTCTCGTTTGAGAGATTTCTTTGCTTTTTCAGACTCTTTTTTCGTCTCAAGAACTGCCATCATTGTACCTTCGCGATACGTCGTGACACCTCTTCCCCCTTCTCTCCATAATTTCTTATAAAGTGAATCCAGATCTTCTTTAGGATAATCATTCGGCAGATTAATAGTTTTACTGATAGAATTATCTACGTGTTTACCAAGAATGATAAATGGATCTAAATGGTCATTGGCTGATAAATCCATGGCGGTGGCGAATACTCCACGTTTCTCGAAGTCGTGATAAACCTCTTCAGAATATTCGTCCACGATAACTTGATAAGCGTAGTCATAAACTTGAATTTTCTCTGTGAGACCACGATTCTGATCAATCATGAAGTGTCCACATTTGGAAACTAAGACTTGGTCATCACCACGCATTTGGAATTTAAAATCATCAGTTTCAAACCATTCACCGGTGTCCCAAGCAGGATATGCTAAAGTTTTAAGTATCGCTTTAGTTTTATGGTTGGAAATAACCCAGCGGAAATAGTCTAATTCGTAGACAGGTTCAATTCCACCAGAAATACAACCAGCATAAATAGAAAGATTTCCAGTTGGTGCTACAGTTAATAATTGAGAATTTCTAAGACCGTTTTGTCTAATCATCTCAATAGTTTCTGGATAAAGAATGCCAGAATTTTTAATGAAGCCTTGATTTATAACGTTCTCGTCATAGAGAATGAACGGGCCTTTTTCCCGAGCTAATTGTGCTGAAGTTTGATAAGCCACGTTAGCAAAAAGAGACATGAGTTTTTCAGTAAACGCGTTAGCTTCTTTTGAGCCATAACGCATACCCATCATCATTAATGCTGAACCATAACCAAAAATTCCAGCACCGATTTTTCTGCGAAGTTTAGCAGCAGTCTCCAATTTCTTAAAAGGATAACCTGAGATATCAATAAGATTATCTAGACCCCGCACAAGCAGAGCGATATCAGCAGCAAACATTTTCCAATCGAACTCTTTAAAATCACCATTACACCAGTCTGGCATTGGAGCTGTTCTGTTGGCGTAAAGAAGTGTGTTAACATATTCACAGAGGTTTAAACTTCCAAGATTACAGATGTCACCTAGATATTCATAGACGATACCATTTTTCTCAAAGACACCACCGTCTGCGAGCATTGAAATTTCACCACAAGGGTTGGTGCCTGTGATTTTTTGGTAATGAATAAGATTATTAAATCTGTTAGCGTTATCAATGAAATATAACCCTGGTTCATTTCTACGATACATGTTATCGATTAAGATATCCCAGATCTCTTGAGCTGGCATAGTATCATAAACTACTTTCGGATAACCTTTTTCTTCCCATTCTTCGAAGTCGCCATTCCATTCTTCATCATATTTACTGAAGTGAATATCTGGAAACCAAAAATCCCAGAACTCACCTTTTTCTAAGGCGAGCATAAAAGCATCAGTGATAATAACTGACATGTTGAATTTGGTGAGGATACCAGGGATTGACTTTGCTTTGATATAATCCATCGACTCTGGGTGTCTAATAGAAAGCATAGACATTTGAGCACCCTTACGGATTTTCTTTTTAATCGGCGCATTCGCTCTCTGAATTACATCTTCTGAGGTTCCTCGTGTAATGATTTCAGCTGACTTATCGTAGATCTCCATGAAGGCTACGACGCCCGGTGTACCGACACCGACACCTTTAATTAATGTCCCTTTTGGGCGAATATGATTAAAGTTAAATCCGATTCCTCCCTCAGTTTTAAGAATTTCAGCGGCGTTGAGCACGTCGGTAAAAATATTTTTTATAGAATCTACCGGTTTCACAGCTCTTTGAGCAGCATAACAATTAAAGGAGTGAACGTTTTTTACGAATGTTCCTGTATTAGCGGTAACTCGACCCCCGAAGAACAAACGTCTATTCATCATAGATAAATACGCTGCTAGTTGAACACTTTGTGCATCCTCTTCATAGATAGTATTAGAGAGTCGCTTATTCGTGCCCTCAATAGTTTCAACCTGATCTTGATAATTCTCATTCCAGACCATTTCTTGAAAATCATTAACGAAAAAACCGTTTTTGTTCATTTTACATCCTTCCATAAAAAATCTATAAATTTATAGATCTGTTCCGTTTGAGTTTTGCTAAATTTCCAGCGAATATTGATATTTTCTTGCGCCCATTTATATGGTCCAGCCTTTTCGCCATGTTCTTCTGACATTGATGACCAATCAGCGACCATCTCAGCTAAATAAACTTCGGGCATATTTAAAGCGAAAATTTCTTTGGCAGGTTTATCTCGATCTTCAAGATTTTTATTGATCACGTCTGTCTTATCGACTGACCAGAATTCTGGGTGGTGTTTATTGCTTAAAACGTGGTGAGTGGTTGCTTCATGCATTCTATCTTTTATTTCTTCTGGGATGTCAAATTTAACACCCTCTTTTTTACACTTATAATTCCAAGTGATATAAAGATAGGGAACGTATTCTGGGTCCATAAATTTAGATTGGTCGTGTGTTTCCACGACTTTTCTAAGATATCTAATCTCCGGAAATTTGTCCGCTAGCATATTAGCGTATTTTTGGACTCTTTCAATATGGAGGTTGGTTCTGATCTCAAAGAATTTTTTCATTTCATTAATTTCTTTAAAAGTTCTCATGACATTTTTTCCTCTAAGAATTTATTGTTGTCGCCATTCTTATCCATTTCATTTTGTGTGATGCTATATCCAGTTCCCTCGTTTGCATGCCATCCGGCGCCTTTCAAAGTGAAACCGCCCTTAAAATCCATCATGCGTTTCATTTTTTCACCGCAGTATCGACAACGAATCCGATCTTTTTTTTCTTCGTAGTCTTTTAATTTAATTTTTATTTCTTCAACATACCCGCAATCTATGCATTTAAAATCATATAGCATTATCTTCTCCTGAAAGTCTTTTTGGACTTACTTAATTTAATTTTTATTTCGACTTCACCTTTGAGCCCAGAAAAAGTTCTCATTTCGATGATTTTCGTTAACAGATTCTGAGGAATATTTTTTTCTACTAATTCACCAAAATCTTTAGATTTTAACTGGGGCGGCCAAATAAAACATTTTTCGCCCTGGCTGATATATTTTAAAGTCTTTTCTTCACCAGTTCTATCGTTATCGAAAACGAAAATTCTGTTTTTCAATAAGAGTTTAACTGGTTTAGATAAATCTGATCCAAGCATTCCAATTGAGTTTGGGACACTTAAAGAATCTATTATAGACTCAAAGACGAAAACATCTTTAGACTTATCAACACCAAATAGGTTATAGACTTTATAATTATCATTTGGCATGAACGTATGAAATCTTTTGCCTTTTATAGATCTACCTTGAAATCCGTAGACCTTTTCCTCATCGAACCAAAGAGGAAAAATAATCATATCACTATAAGCAAGATCTGTGCGTTTACAATAGAAAAGTTTTTCAATGACAGCCCTTGGAATATTTCGTTTTTTACAATATTCGATCGCCAGTGGAACTTTAGAGCATGGAATAAAAGTGTTCGGATTTAACTTGAAAACATATTGAGGTTTTTCAGAAAGTTCCTCCTGGTAAGATATATTTATAACTCGCTTTTTCTTCTTCAGCGCTTTACCAGATTTAATGTCTTCGATATATTTCTGTTTTTCACGTTCGGCGTACTTCTTTGCTACATACGGATCCACTTCAGAAATAAAATTTTTAAGTGATATTCCTTCAGGCAGGCAGTTTTGGCAAACATACGTATTATGGTCGTGTTTTGCACCGGCTACTAAAATAAAACCGCGCCGCTTGTTTCTGCTTTTTCCTTCATTACAGATTGGACACGAAAAATTGTAGCCGGCGCTGAACTGCCGAAAATTACGTAAGTTTAATAGATGAATAAATTCTAATTCATCATAAGGATCTAGCACGCAAATTCACAAATCTCGGCACTAAGAATATTAGCTTCTGTGCACGGAACGACACTTTTAAGTTTTCGGGATTTGTTGTTCTGAATAGTTTTTGCGACACACGAATCTCGATGCTCACAGTTGAAACAACAAATATTAGTTTCTACTATACAATAATCAGGACGAATCTTCGCGCTACAAAAAAGTTTTGATTCCATTTTAAATTCAGCCATTTCTTTCTCCTTAAGAAAAGAATTCTGCGATTGATGTTTCTACGATTTCTTCACGAACTTTCGGTTTTGGTGCTTTGTAAGATTCTCTAACCTTACCCTTAAATTTAAATTCTGTTAAGCGACCCGCCATTTTCTGCATTCTGTAGCCAGCAAAGAAGCGCATCAATTCAATACCATTATAACTGTATTCTTTGTTTTTGTCAAACATTATTTTACAGTTTTCGCATAAATCTTCAGGAATACAATCAAAATCCATTAAGTGCTCATTGAACTTATACCTAGCCATCATATCTGGATTTGTTTTAAGAATTGTGTCAAGCCCGGAATTGATTAATTTCTCAGCGGTTTTCTTGCCGACTCTAGATTTTATCCCTTTAATATTATCATCACCCGCAACAATATAATGAAGTTGCTTATGTCTCTCGACGTCGATTGGTGGGATTATGATTTTTTTCATGGGATCATAAATATGAATTTTTTCTGTCTGAAGTTGATGAAAATCTTTATCAGAAGAGCAAACGAAAACATCTTCCGTTTCTCCAGCGTAACGAGCCAGAATAGCGATAACATCATCAGCTTCTAGAAGTGGAACTTCAAGAACAATAAAATCTGTTAGTTCGTCAAGCATTTTAGTGGCAATATTCAGGCAACCGAAGATTTTATCCCATGGCAGTGTTGGATCTTTTGATCTATTACCCTTATAAGTCTGATTCTTATATTCAATAAATTCTTTTGAGTGCTCAAGATAATATTCATGTCGCCATGAAGGCCTTGCATCACATGCTATCACAACACGATTTTTTTCTGACGCCTGAAATTTTCCAGTTAATTTCAGAATAGAAGCAAATATCACATGCATCATATAGCCTTCATTTATTTCTCCGGTGGGTCTGGAAATACCTCTATCGTCTGGTCGATATTCGATAATTTCTTTTTTGTTCATCCAGAAATTTCTGAAGAAAAGGTGCGACAAGTCTATAATAATCATACTAAAGCCTTATTGAATTAAAGTATTTTTTTCTTGTGGAATAACGTTACCATCTACATCACGTTGGTAAATACGTTTTTCCTCGACCATATTAATTTTTTCTTGGACGTTATCACCCGGAATATCGTTCCAGTATTTTGCTAAAATATCGTACATTTGAACCGAGGCTTCCATAACATGGGCGGCAAGTTCTGGATTTTGCTGGTTAGCCTCGAACTTGTTATTAGCATTATATACTATAAGTCCGGATTCTAACAGGTCTAAAAGCCTTTCGTAACGTTCTCTCAGCCCTAATTCACCATCACATTGCGGGCATTTAAGTTGGGTCAGTTGACTCATTTTTATTCTCCTCTTCTACTAAAGTTAAAAATTTATTAATGCAGTCCATACAGATATAGATGTACTGCCCTCGATTTCTATACGAATAAGTTTTAAACACTTTTTCTGTGTTTCTAACAATCACTTTATCGCAGCCTCGGCAAAAGGCGTCTCTTTTTGTTGTGCCAAATTCTATTGGATCCAAAATATTCTCTCCTTAAAATGGAAAATCATCGTCATGGAAATCGGTTGGTGTCTCAATTTCTCTTTCTTCCGGTTGGAAGAGCGCATTTAACAGTGCTTCAACGATATTAATTCTCATGGTTTTATTTTTCGCCATTTTTTCATAGATAGTGGTATCTCTGAAACCATAGATGATTTTATTTAATTCCACTATCTTAGGAATATCTTCTTCCTTATAAGTCAAGACATTAATAACAAGACCATCGTGGAAATACAGTTTATCATTAAAAATATTAAACATAGTATTATCTTCATGATGTCCGGAAGAGCCACCAACTGGATCGATTCTAATATCGATTTTATTTTTAAAGATTTCTGCTAAAATAGAATCATATTTTTCTACTGAAAAAACCAGATCAAAATCAGATTCTTTGGTGAAACCTCCCCAAGCTCTAGAACCGATAGCGATACCGTTTTTAATTAGATAATTAAATAATTTTATTGATTCTTCTCTCTGCATAATAACCTCGCTTAGTCAAATGATATTCCGATGTCTTCGATTGCTTCCATATCTTTCTTCTTTTTATCTTTTTGCGCTTGATATTCTAATTGGTCTTTAATGTGTTGCGGGAGTTCTTGTTCAGATTCTTCTACGTCTTTCAGTCTCATGTGACTGCGCTCAACACCAAGAGTATAAATTTCGTTAATGTTATCGCCGAATCTAGATTTTAGTACTTTGGTTAAATACTTGTTGAGTTTAAATAGTTCTTCGTTCTGAATGATAGCATAAAGACCATCAACAGTCATTGGTAAACCGTAAGAATCAGCAGTATCGCTCATGTCAGTAGAATCCCCAGCATCAGCCCCGGACCTATTTGTTTGTGTTGCTGAGATACATGCGAAATTAAATTCCCTAGCTAACCCTCTCATTTCCTCAGCTACGCTTTTCACATAAAGATATGAATTACTCATCGCTGCAGCTGGCAAACGGAATGAACTAAATAAATTGATATAATCTAAGATAACAACATCTGGGACAAAATCGTCTTTCAGTTTATATTCTTGAAGAAGATTTTTCAGGTGAAGAGCATTACAAGCGCCGGCAGAGTACTCTTTAATTTTTAATCTGCCTTGAACTTTACCATAGATATCTCTAATTTTACTTAGATATGGTTTTTTCTCAAGTTCAGTATTAAAATCGTCCATGCTCATATTTAGAATATTAGCATCAACACGCTGAGCAATTAGATTTTCATCCATTTCCCCAGAAACGTAAAGTACATTATAACCTAATTCCATTAATGCCGTCGCATGATGACATAGAAATAGTGTTTTACCGATGTTAGTTCTACCAAGATAAACAGAAATGGTCTTTCGACGAAAGCCACCGTTTAGCATTTTATTTAGAGCTTCAACATCTATCTTAATTATTTCTTCTTCGCTTGTGTAATATTCATATCGATCAGGCGCATCTCTAAAATAATCATGACCAAGAGTGGTTGTGAATGATATTGATAAAGCGTTACGAAATAACTCAGGTAAGAGACCTTTGGTAGCTGACGCATCTTTTTCGTTAACTACCGTATCGACTGCTTGTTTTAGTACATTCTCAAAAGATCTATCTTGGGCGAACTTTTCTGTCTCATTAAAGAGAAGATCTTCGTCGATCTGCTCTAAATTTTTCGCTATATTTACTAGCTCAAGAGCTTCTTGAGTCTCACCTTCAGTAAGATCCATGTCATTTTTCAGGAGCAACTGTAGATCCGCAGCTGAAGCTTGTTTATTATATTCTGTAGAATAGCTTTTAATCTTATTAAACACTATCTTTTCAGCGCCATCGAACAAGTCATCGTCAAGGTGCGCTATAACAGATCTATAAAAAGAGGGCTGAGTTAACAGCCCATTAAAAATACTTATCGATTCCAATGAATTCTCCGTTCGTTTATTAGTTAATTATATACCGGATTCATCTCTCGTCAATGGTTATTTCTATTAAAAATCATTAATCATCATCGATATCTTCTGGGATTTCTCCTGATAAATCAAGAACAAGTTCATTCGCCCCATATTCGAACGTAGAACAGAGCACCTTCTCAAAACCTTTATCCAAGAAGTCTTCCCAGAACTCAGCATCAATTCCATCTTCGATCGTAGATTTTGATACTTGTGGAAGCGTGTCGAGCCAGAGTTTTTTAGCATCCTTGGCATCTTTTGTTTTACCTTGACACTCTTTCGGGATTTGACCACCAATATTCACACGGTAAGAACGAGCTCGTTCTGGAAGAATTAACCAACCTGTCGTTTCTGCTAAGATATCCAATCCAGAATATCTACAGATGCCGTTTTCAAAACTGATTTTAAATTTAACTTTGGTTTTTTCACGAGCCAAACGATTTTTAGTAGCTTTGGAGGTAAATATACCACCAACAACAGCATCGCCCTTCTTTAGTTGGGCTTTAGTGAGTTCTAAAGTACAGGAATTGGCATAAGCAGGACCAGACCCACCAGCAACAGTACTCCCGCCGAAGAATGAGCCGATAGTGGCGTAAACGTGGTTAACAGCCATAATAGGTACATTTAATACTCCCGCTTTAACAGTGACAGTTCTAAAAAGAGCTTTGAGTTTTTGGGCACGAGTCATATCTCTCGTACCTTTTCCATCAGTTGAATCTTGAAGTTCTTTCGTAGAAGATAAATTTCCAAGTGAATCAACAACAATCATCACGCGATCGTCTTTTGATAATTCATCTAAGATATTTAGTATAGATGTGGTTAATTCTTCAACTGTAGCAATAGGCACGTACATGAGTTGAGATAAATCAACTCCACGGCTTCCCATTGACTCAGCGTCGTTGGCTGACTCAGAGTCATAGTAGATAATGAAATACCCATCTTTTTGAGCGTTCTTAACAGTTTCTAGGCAAACGAAAGTTTTTCCGCTTGATTCTGGACCGGCCATTTGAATAACTCTGCCGGATGGTACGCCTTTTCTTGGATCTGCTGAACACTGAGCGTTAAGAATAATTGCTCCCATGTCAATATAATCACGAATTTTACCATAGTCTTCGTCATCAAAAAATCCAGCGTAAGGACTTTTGGACGACGCGAGCATGCGCTCACGCATTGATTTAGCCATATTGTTCTCCTTTTGTGCCTAATTCCCCTGTGCAGAATTGCGTGGGTACTGGTGGCAATGGAAAGTCACTCTTTATTGAGTGAAATTAATAAGTAGCTGATTCTTGAATTCTAGATGGATTAACTGTTACTTCCACAGGATGTGCTACTGGAGGAAAATCCGCCGCAACATCTTCAGAATAAGGAGCTGCTGTGTTAGCATGTTCCAGATTTGGATTTGTTTGGCGCGTCTCACCAGAAACAGTGACATTACCTAAAGCATCTGGAGCGCTAATAGTTGCATTCCAAATAGTGTCATAACCTAATATTTTTATAGCTAACGCCATAATGATTCTCCTATTTCAAAAATTTCTTAAATTTATCTAGACAAATATTGTTAGATTCTATTTCTAATTCCACACGCACACGAGAATTTAGTATCTGGATAAATTTAGGATCATTTTGTTTAAATCCTTCATCTATCAATTTCGTAGTAAAATCATCCCATACTTTGGACACTTCTTTTGCTGGGATTTTGGCTCTTCTTGACAATCTTCGAAAATATCTTTCGTGTGCTTTAGACATGTAGTACTCCTAACTATTATATTTATATAGATTAAGATTCTATTAATTCTATCTCTGAAAATCCATTAACAGTGCTAACCTCGAACAATCTATCGATTTTCTCAGGGTCAATATTTCCAGAGTGACTGATGGTGATGATCTCTTTGTTTTCCTTAACAGAAATATCCTTTAGAATATCAAACAGAATATTTTCTCCGAACAAATCAACGCCAGTCGTGATCTCATCAAGAACCAATAAGTTAGTATTGGATTTTCTGTTTTTCATTTGACTGAAATCGATGAAAGTGAAAAGCACCGATAAATCAATTCTACGCTTTTGGCCTTCAGAGAAACAATTATAACTTGATCCCTCCTTATAACGAGAACCAATCACGTCATTAAACTCAGCATCAAAGTAAAACAGAATATTAGTATTAAATTTCTGTAAATAAGTATTTAATAATTTATTAATATGTGGTAAATATCTTTTAATTATAAAAGTCTTTATTCCATCATCAGATAGAAGAGATTTCATTATAATCAAGTGGCGTTTAGCTTTATTCAACTTATCATACTTACGATCTAAAGTAGCTCTTTGTTTTAAAAGTTTCTTTAGATTAGTTTCATCAATAAGAATAAGTTCTTTTGCCTCTTTTGTTTTATCGATATCTGCTCGGAGTTTTATGATTTCATTTTTTAAACTATTAAGCGAATTATTAACGAACGTTTCATTAACCAACAATTTTTGAGTTTTATTAAGCGAATTCTTTAGCTCTTCTTGTTGATCTTTATAAGAATCAATCTCTAAATCCAGTACTCTAATTTGAGCTTTCTTTTTCACCAAAGAATCATCATGTTTCATTTCTTTAATTTTTGGACACCCTGGACATGTCTCTTCAAACATTTTAATTTTTCTATCTGAGAATAAAATGTCAGTTTCTAACTCTTTCTTAGCCTTCTTCTGTAAATTTAATAAGTCGTTGATCTTTTTTATCTCAGACTTTAAATCTTTTTCTTTGACTAAGTACTTCTTTAATTTTTTGGATGCTTGGAAAAAATCTTTATATTTTTCTTCTGCTTCTTCAATCGACTTATTTAGGTCGGCCACTCTATTAGCTGACTCAACTTTAACTTTTTCTCTAATTAATTTTAGAGACTCTAGATTATTTTGTTCTGCGAAAATTAAGCTTTTATTTGCTGTGATTTTCTCTATCATCACCTCGATCTCAGATTTAAGATCGTATAATTTATGCTTAGTTAAATAGTTCATGTGAGTGAACACTTCAATACCAAGAATAGACTCAACCACGTCACGTTTTTCGCGTTTACTTAAATTCATGAACGACAGATTTTTAGTCATTGACTTAATAACGGTTTGATTAAAAACGCTTTCGTTCATTTGAAGAATATCTTCTTCGATAATTTTCTGATAATCTCTACTTGATGACATGACTGGTATCAGCTCATAATCACCTTGTTCTTCTTTATAGACTCTTAGAAAGCTTGGCTTCAGACCACGCTCAATTCTATATTTGTCGGATTTAATCGTGAACCAAACAGTTACTTCTAAATTTTTTCGATTCACCCAGTTAACTATTTGTTCCATTTTTTGTTTGCGATATGTTTTACCAAATAAGCCAAAATAAAGCACATCAACGACACATGAGGATTTACCGGCCCCGTTTTCACCAGCAATCCTAGTTATCACTCCGGGAGCGAATTCCCAAGTGGTTGGTGTATTTCCATATGATAAAAAATTGCGAAATTCTATTTTTTCAAATTCAATCATTCTTCAATAACCCGTTCTGAACTTTCTTTATAAAGATCTTCAAACATATTAATTAAATAAGTTTTATCAACGTCCTCTTCAAAAGTCATACCGTTAAGATAAGTTGATACGATAGTTAAAGTGTCCTCTTCTTCCTCTATCTGTTCTTCAATTTCAGAGATGTTCAGAGACTCAATAACTTCATTCGTGTCGACTATTTCTATCTTATAGTTATCTCTTGAAACTCGTTCTAGAGATTGACTAAACGTGTCGCATAAAATTTGGTGCTCAACATTTCTCGTGTAAAGTCTACAATAATTCTCAGAAGCTATTTTCACCGCTTCTTCTTGCGTTATTTCTTGGATGGTTCTTTTCTTAATTCCACCAACTTCAATCTTCTGCTGAGAACCGATCTCATTATAAAATAATTTAATAAATTTGCCACTAACCTTATTTTCTACATATTTTACTTTAAAATCTTCTTCTAAAACATAAAATCCTTTGGTTTCGCCATAATCGTTCCAAGTAATCGGATACTGAGTTCCAATATAATACACATTTTTCTTATGAGATTTAACGTGGAAGTGACCAGAGAAAACGTGCTTAAAATTTTCAAAAGCTTTAATGTCGAATCCATCATCAGCGTACTGTTGGGGAGTCATTTTAAAACCTATAGTCTCAAAGTGACCACAGCAAATATCAGCATCATGTTTAAATTTGAAATTCGAGTTATTAAGCACCCAGGGAATCATCAAGAACGAGTATTTACCGACATGAATTTTCTCTTGTTTATCGTAAATTTCGATGTTTTTAAATTCTTTAGTATTTTCTGCTAAATAATTAAACTCCATAGCAGTCTTATAATAAAGATCATGATTTCCAACAAGCACGTGGAGAGTAATATCATTATCTTCAAACCACTGGAAAAATCTCGTTTTAATTTGCTGATTTATCCAGAGGTCAATCATGTTTCTATTATGTACTAAATCCCCTAGATGGAAAACATGTTTAACGTTATGCTTAAGACACCAAGGAAAAAACTGTTCCTCGAAGAAAAGAAGCATATTATTAAAAACAATTTTATTAAACGATTTAGATCCAAAATGTGTGTCGCTAATGAACGGAATTGGTGCATTATTTTCGAATTTTGTCATTTGTTTCTTCTTTTATGATGTCTTGTACAGGAATAACGTGAGCAGCAATAATTTCTTCTTCTTGCTTTTCTAGATCTTCTATGCCAGTATTATCTTCGTCGAATAAAGTTATGTTCTTAAAGTCATTCTTGGCTAATTTTGGCTCAGCGTCTTTTACGAGCTCAAATTTAAAATCAGCGAATTTCTTTTCCTTTCCTATGAATTGAATAAAAGTGTTATGGCAATATTGAGTGAAATAGGAAAAAGCGTTGTTAGATTTTTCTGGGTTAAAGTTATGCGCGTAACGCAGGCAGATGTACACTGCTTCGCCAATCATATCTTCTTTATATGTGTATCCAGAAAAATTCGGACGGGAGGCGTATTTTGTTGCGATCTTTAAGAAACAGGATGCTATATACTCGGTTAGTTTTGGCCTAATATATTCGATGTCCTGCTCTTCTGCTTCTTTCTTTGTTTTATTTAATAGAATTATCCAGTCGGTCATAGCCCCAGTAAATTCTCTATTATTAACATAATGTTCTGTTTTCTTTTTAGCCATTAGATTCTCCAGTTTAATTTAATTATATCACATATATTAAGATCTGTCAAAACTTATACTTTATTGATTTCCAGTTTAACTCCTTATCTTCATAGATCATTTTACGTTTATTAAAATGCTTTAGAGAACTATTTTCGTAAGTAGGATAGTTTTTCATTCTAATAGAACAATCATCGACAATGTCATACACATTTATCGATTCTTTACCTTCCATCTTACGTAGCCCACGCCCAATAGATTGTAGTATTTTAATTTTAGATTTATAACTCGAAGCTAAAATTAAATTATGAATATTTTTAATTGAGATACCAGTTGAGAAGGTGCCATAAGAAGCAATCAAAACAATATTATCTTCAGCGTCTATCTTTTTTCTCAGCGCATTTCGGTCAGCTGTTTTGATTCCACCATCTATATAAATTATCTTTTTCTTGTTTCTAAAAGCTTTTTCTAGTTCTTCTTTAAGAGGTATGCCATGCTTATCAGTCTTCGTGAATAATATCATAGTATTTCCAACACATGATTTATCAACGAGATTTATTATAAAATTATTTCTTTCTTCAAAGTTATGAATAAGATCTATTTCTTCATTGTAGACAGAAGGCGCTTTTAAGCCCTGAGCTTTTAATACCCTAGCTTCTTCTTTGAGTTCAATCATGTGAGTAGCTATCTCTTTTCTTCTAGCTAAATCATAACGAAGAATTATAGCCATTATTTTAACTTTTGGAATCCAGCCTTTATCTTGCATCTCTTTATAAGAAGTGTAAGTTTTTATCTCACCAAGGGCCCCAACAATATTAAAGTAGCTAGAGCGTTCATCTTTATCTTTATAAGATGGAAAAGTTCCTGACATACCAATGCGCCAATCAGCATTACAACACCAATTTGCTATATTTTTTAAGCTATTAGCTTTTGCTCCGTGAGCTTCATCTATTAAAATGCAATCGAACTGCTCGAATATTTCTTTATCTTTGTAAAGACTCTGCCAAGTGGATATCGTTATTGGTGCTCCGAACCATTTCTCTTGTCCGCCATAGATTCTGTGCACATGATCACGTACATAATCCCACCCAAAATCAAACCAGTCGCCATAAGTTTGTTCCACTAAAGTAGTAGTTGGCACTATTAAAATCATTTTTTGATTACGAGCTTGTAAATATCTCGCTATCATGTATGAGATTAATGTTTTACCACCAGAGGTAGGCACCTCTATATTAATATGTTGTTTTGTTAAAGCATCATACACTGACTGGAGCTGATAATTTCTTGGCTTTGCGTCAGGAATAACTTTACCATGCCGATCTTTTATTCTTATATCAAGAGCGCTAACAAATCTCTTAAAGAATTCTATAGAAAGCTCGTGGCCAACACTAAAATCTGTTTCATAACGATATCCGCCTTTTCTACAGAATTGACATAGCTCGTTAAATAATCCTATATGTAAGTGTTGAGTGCTTAAATGAAAGTGATAAATCCAGCCATCCCAGAATCCAGCTTTATACTTTGGGCTGAATTGATAATTGGCAGCTTTTGATTTAAAATAAAATTCTAACTCTCTTAATACTTTTGGATTTCCGTCAACGAATAATATAGATGAATTTAGTTTTCTTATATAAAGTTCAGTTCTCATTAATCCTCTTCAACATCAGATTCCTTTTTAGCTACAGCATCTTTCCAAGCAGTTGACCATTCTCTTATGCGTTCTCTAAAATAGTCACGAGCCATTTTCTTAGCAGCAGCAAAATTCTTTATTTCGTCAAACTCAACAGTTGACCTTGTTATCTGAGTATACATTCCATCAAAATACACGTCGAAATACTTTCCCTCGCCATCAACATCAGAAGCTTTTTTATGTAAAGATTTTAAGCCGCTTTTAAAATTCTGCATGCGCACTTTTGTGTTTTTAACTAATTCTTTTTTAGCAGATTTAAAATTAGAATACTCTCCATAAGGTGAAGAAAAAATATTACTAAAGATTCCATCTTCTGAATAAGTGTATTTTATTTTGGGTTTTGCTTCTAAAAGATATTTTCTAAATTTAGTGTTCATTTAACTCAACCCCGCTTGGAAACGTCGCCATTCAATATAATTTTTAATTTCAAACTGTCTAGATTTAAGATTTGCTATAGTATCATCAATATAATCAATAATTTGTGAAGTAAGAGTGGCTAAGTCAGCCGGTTCAGAATAAGAAGGGTCAGTGTTAATCATTATATTGTACTCTTCTTTAGTATTTAACGTGAATTGATAATCTGTTTTATAATATTCATATGATTTTTTCCAGGCTCTCATTCTATTATACTCAAATGAATGATGTAACTGAAGCCATTGTGCTCTATGAGCTAACCATTTCATTATTTTTTCTGTCGTGTCAAATGATTTACCAAGATCTGATTTATTATATTTAATATCAGCAAGGCCTTCATCTCTAAGTGCTTTATATTTTTTAATTATTTGCTCTCTTTGTTCTGGATATTCCATTAGTTTTCCTTATATTAGTATTTATATTCTAATTATATCAAACTTTCTTCATTCTGTAAACAGTTTCGTGATTAAGAAAAATTAATCTTCCATGTATTAGTAAGCACCAACTAGATCCTTTTTGTGCACCGGCAACCTAGATTAATCTATCATACTTTTACTGTGCTGTCAAGGGTTTATATTTATACTTTAAAAATTGAACGTCTAAGAAAAATGAACATGGTGAGCCAAAAAAAGCAGGATCCCGAAGAATCCTGCTTTTTTATTTTTGCTTTTAAATTGAATCTTAGTACATACTTGAACCAGCAAGTGATGAACCTTTAAATTCAACTAAGAAACGACGATAGTAGTTTCCAGCTCCGAAGAGGTTTTCTACCAAAGCGTAACGAGTCATGAAACCAATTTTTGGTTGGAATGACTGAGGATCAACTACTTTTTGTACCATAAGTGGAACATATGGACAATAAACAAGACCAGTATCAAATGCGCCTGGACCTTTATAACCAATTGTTACATAGTCGATAAGTGCGAATGTGTCAACGTAGACAGTGAAACGACCATCAAGAACACCGACTTTAGAAACGCCAGTACCTGTAGTAACGGAACCAGGGACAGCAGAATACATAAAGCTAGAAAGTGTTTCAAGAGCGGTAGCAACGTTGGTTGAAACGATGATGAAGTTACCAGCACCACGACGAGTGGTAAGAGCAATTGTGTTAGCCTCTTTAACAATACGTGTGTAAAGTGTGCGGAATTTCTCAGCTTCCCAGCGGCCATCAGATACGTTAGAACCTGGTGCGATTGGTGTACCAGAGGTAAGACCATAAACCCAAGGGTTAAGACCAGAAACGGCCACGTAGTTCATTTTATCAACGAGCTCGCGATCGATTTCAGAAGCAACTTCATATTCAATGATGTTGATGAGTTCTTGCTCAGCATTAAGGCCGTGAACATTCTTAAGATCTTGTGCTAATTCCATAGAATATTCAGCTTTAAGCTTACGAGTTTTAACTTCAGCACTTACGCGCTCAAGACTCATTTTCATTGTTTTGATTTCTTGCTCACGAGCTGAAACAGTAGCTCCAACTTGTCCCATAGTTTCACCAAATTGAGTAGAAACTTTAGAAGCATAATCCTTGAAGATGATATTGAAACCGGCTTCGTTACCAAGTGCGAGTTCGGTAGGAAGTTCGGTAGCAGCACCAGTAGGATCAACAACTAAGAAATCACCACTTTCTGGAACATCAGCACCAGCAAGATCTACAAGTACGCGACCAGTTTCAGTGTAAACAACAGTTCCCATGACGGTAGTAGTACCGGTACCAAAACCAACTTCGGTATTCATTGGGATGTCGATCAAAGGATCAGTCAAAACGATAGCAAAAGATTTAAAGTTTGCTGGGTTAGGTGTAAGACCGCGTGAAAGACCATCATCGTCCATAGGACCAGGGTAAGTACCATCACCACGACGTGCGCCAGGTGCAGCACCATCGCCATAACGGAAGCGGATAGCATAAGCATAACCAGTAGGACCATTCAGTGGTTGAACACCGACAAGGTCGTTAGCTAGCAAGCCAGGGAAAATACGACGGACAGCTGGAACAAGAACAGGGAAGAATGGGGCCATATCGCCAGTGTTATTTTGTTCTTCCTGGAGGACATAAGTCTCTTCGTTATCAAGAACTTGAGCCATTGCCTCTGCTTCTTGAACTGGCTTGAGTTTATCACCAGTAGCAGTGATAACATCATTCCATTTTTCAAGTAAAGTTTGTGACATTGTTAATCTCCTATTAACTTAATTGTGTGAGGTAAGAGGACATTCTTGATGGTTTTTCTTCATCGTGTCCTTCGTCTAAATTCTCATCTTCTTCATCTAGACGTTGAGAATTATTTTCAGATTTTGAAATTGTCTCGCTGAGAACTTTGAGTTTCTCTTTGTATTCAACTTCTTCAGTGAATGTAATAGTTTTAGCTACTTCACGGAATTTTTCTTGGTCAGTTTCAGTTTCAAAGCCTTCCGCCATTTCTGCGATGATGCCCTCAATTTGCATTGATTCGATTTGCTTACGCGCCTCGAGCAATTCTTCTGTTTGGGAATCAATAGTAGATTTAGCTTCAGCAAGCTCAGTCTCGTTGCTTTCGACTTCGTCAGATAATTTCATGTTGAAATCATTAACGATACCCTCGAAAACACCAAGCACTTTTTCTGCTGTTTGAATCTTCACAGCATCTTCAACCTGTTGCTCATTTTCTTGAGTAAACTCTTCAACGAAATATGTTAGATACTCATCCAATTTAATAGTAAGCTCGTCTTTGAACTCAGCAATTTCTTTTCTGTTGGACTCGTCTAACTCCTGCTCTTTTTTCTCGATAGCAATATTAACATTGCTTTCGAACATGGCAGTCATTTCGAGTTTAATCTCATCAGTGAGCAGCTCAGAATTGATTTTTTCAAAAAGCTGGTCTAGCATGATGTTGTTCTCCTATTTGATGGTTAATGGATGAGTGTTTTCACCCGTAATAAAACATATAACTATAATATGAAATTATTTATAATTAATAACAAAAAAGCGATGTTTTTAAATTACTCGTCTTCTTTGTCAGCCTTCTCGAAAGGATTCTTTTTCTTCTTCTTATCACCTTTCTTTTTCTTCTTCTTACCTTTTTCGTCAGTTTCTTCTTCGTCAGACTCATCGTCCTCATCAGAATCTTTCTTTTTCTTAAACTGATCTGGAATTTTTCCTTCCAGTACATCCTTGAGTAGAATAGTACCCTCAAGTAAACCTACGTACATCTCTGACTTATCCATGAATTTATCCTTTAAACTATTTCACTAGTTTTTTAAGTGTTTACCTAAATTTGATTTTTCAACTTGTTTCTTTACTTTTTCGTAAAGCTCAAGTTCTTTCCCAAAATCTTTAATCCCACGATTAAGATTCAGTTGGGTTAAAACGTTAATCAATTTATCAAGATTGATCACTAGTTCTGAATGAGCCTCTTTCATGATCTTCGTAGAACGTGGACCCATTTCTTTAATCTCGCTTTTGAGATCTTCTGATAAAATATCTTGAAACGATTTCATAATTTTTTCCTTATCTTATAGTGTTTAAGAAATCTTCAAAAACACGTTTGGTAGCATTCATGATATCTTCTTTAGCATATTCGTCGAGCTTATCTTTTAACTCTTCAATTTCTTTCTCGACAAGAATACCGTTTTCCATGATCCACTCAGTTTGACTCTCAAGAATTCCATTAACGAAAGCATCAGGAGCGGAAGGATCTGCCACGATATCAACAGTGATTAAACGAAAATCGTTTTGTACGATATTTTCTTTCAGTGTGCCAACTCCACGAGTTGAAACTCCTAGCTTAACACCAGACTCGATTAATGATTTAGCGATACGACCCATAGGAGTATCCATAACTAAGGATTTACCCATGCCGTTCTTACCATCCATTTTAAGCTCTTTGATTAAGTGAGAAACACGATCTAAATTGATCTCGGTAGTGGAAGGATGTCCAAGTTCGCCCATGGCACGATTTGATTTAATACGCTGCTCATTAAAGGTTGACACCTGACTCTCGAGAACTTTCCCCGGATAAGTTCTTCCATTTCCGTTTTTAACATCAGCTTGAAGATATGGTCCTGTAATGTAAAAAGATTTTTCGGCCTTCTTACCTTCTTCAAGATTTTCCTCTTCTTCAATAATCTCATTCGTAATAGAATCAAGATCACAGTCTTCAGTGATTATTGCTAATTTTGACATAATATATCCCTTGTTAAATATTTACGAGATTTTAATCTTCTTTTTCGTCTTCATGATCATCATCTTCATGATCATCATTTTCATCGTCAGCACCATCGTCATCGAGATCATCAGTGCTGTCGTCTTTATCGTCGTTAAGCTCATCGTCGTTAAGCTCATCGTCGTTAAGCTCATCGTCTGTATTATCGTCACCAGCTTCAGTGTTTTCTGGCTCATATTCTGGATTAAACATCTTAGATGCTTTCTCTTTTGAAATTGCATTGATTTTATCTTTAAATCTTTGTTCTAAAGCACCACTTATAGTATCTTTAAAAGTTGAAAATTCTCTATCTGCGGCAGCTACAATAGCTTTCGATAATTCACTTCGTTCTGGCATAATTAAACTCCTTTAGTTTGATTATAGTTATTTATAATTAATTATTTTAAGGTTAAAAATCTAATATTCGCTTACAATTGAATATAGCATAACAGGGATCTTCAGATTCGGTTTGATCAAGCTTTAATAGTGGTGTATCCTCTACCAAAGATACCGTAATCTTCT